GGAGTAGGGGAATTCGCGGCAATGGTAACTGGGTCTGCTAACATAGAACGTCTCCTGTGGCAAATTTATGAGCTCCCCGGACGGAATGTCCGAGGAGTAACATGATTCATCCTCTGAGCAAGAAGTGCCCCGAGTATGCTTTGCTGGTATCCCGATAAGTTCGGGGCAGCAGTAGTGTTCACAGCCAAGACCGTAGCCATATCTTTACGAATTCGACATTCGTAATCCAGCCGACTCTCGTGGGAATTCTTGGTGACAGAAGTCACTTCAGATCTTCCTATAAAGTCTTCGGTAGTTATGTCAACGGCATTGGACTTCGACTCGAAGTTCGTGATCAATCGCCCCTTAGTGAGGGCGGTAATCATCCCCCAATTGATTAAGCTGGTATCCCGAGAAATGTTGTCAATTACTTCGACATAGTTTCCGAGACCAGTGAACCAATCGAGGAGCCAAGACCATGGAACTAAGTTATATATATCCGTGGGCCTGGGAACAGCACCTATTTGATCCCAAAATCTATGGGACTTAAAGGTAATATCATCCGGAGGAGGGAAGTCGAAGACCGCGTTTATTACTAAGCGCAACTCCGTCTCCCTCTCCAACCTATGGACACTCGAAGAAGAGTATTCATAGGGGCTGATATCGTAATCGAAGCCAGAGACTCCGTCCGTTTTGGAGGATGTAAGATTCCTCTTTGTACGGAACGTTGTTGGTTTCCCCGCTCTACGGATGAGAAAAGCGTATTTCTTGCTCAACTTATCCGGGAGTGCCAACAAATCTCGAACGTCACGTACCAACTGCTTCCAGCCAAAATGATAAGAGAGATATTCATCTGGCACCCGGGAAACCAGACCCCGAAACTCGAAGATCGAGTCTCGAAGCTTAGGTTTTGTACCCAGGGAAGCGAAGAGCGATCGGAAAGCCCGCACAGTTTCTTGTATACTCTTGAGACTGCGCGGAAGATCCTTTAGCTCGACTACGTTACGGAAGAGAGTGTATTCCCTTTTCAAAGGACTCCACTCCTTAAACATAGCTAGGCTTTTCTCAGCGATTAACTCGTTGAGATAGGCCAGCTCTGCCGTACGTAAGTTGTTATAATCGTTCAAGTAGAGTACAGCAGCTGACGGTACTATCTCACTCTTCCAATTGTCGCTCGATTCCGAACGAGTGTTCGCGGCACCGCCGCGTTCACTACATTCCGGACTCGGGATACCTTCGGCCGGGTGATAAATATAATGGTACCGATCCACTTTGCGAACAATCCTCGGACCGCTAATAAGAGTCCCATGGAAAGAATCCATGGTACCCTGTTCGCTGCCCAAAAGACGAGTTCGCCTAGTGGTGTCATTGATCTCAGAGTGGAGTACTTGCTGAGTTGAAAGCTCAGAGTTAAGTGCTCCATGCGCTTCTAAATGTTCCGCTAAGGATGGAGACCAGCAAACCGATATCCCGCCATAATTTGGCGTTTGGGAGTCGGAAATGCCAGTAAACGTCCTGAAGTGCATGCGCTGTTGTAACACAGACGCTACGCCCTTCTTGCGATTACGATTAGAAGGGGTAATCCTATGCGGCGCAACCTTAAAGTCTCTCAATGGATCGATGGCGAAAACCACCGATTTATGGATTCTTACCGGAATGTACTGCAGAAGAAGACCCTCAAGACCAGTTGCTGTCTTTAAGTTAGACAAGTACCGATACTCGTAGAAATTACGAGGATCCATGTCTTCGGGTAGTCCGCGTGTATCTTTGCGGATTGCTTTGGGACTGGTATCGGGAACCATCTAACTCTCCTAAGGTGTGAACAGGCTCGCTCTGTCAAGATAAACAGAGCCAATAGTGGATCACTCCACTAGTGGACCCC